TAAAAGTAAAGAGGAGCTTTTCACAGAATTGGTCGTAAACGGGCACTTCCCGTTCGTCCCAGTCCATCGGAATGCCAAATATCAATTTGATCAAAACACGCTGAACTGGGTATAAGGTTATATTCAACCCACTAGGAGATTCAATGAATTCCAGGGCATTAAGCAGAGTTGTGCTGTCTGTGATGTGAGTATCAACCAACCCACCCAGCACCGACTCTCTTGACTTTTGGCTAAATCTCTGTCTGCTACTCACATTACCTTACTTTCTAAGTCAGCTTAGAACTCGAAGTTCTCCGCCTCCTTGACAAAGTAAGCCTCCAATGTGGGGGGTAGCTCTTTGTAACCATTGGAGGCAAGAGCTTCAATATACATGATCATAGCCTGCTCCCCGAACTGATCCCAAACAGTGGAAAAATCCTTTGCGCCAAATTTATTATTCTTGGCCACGCAACGATTGATGATGCCAGCCGTCACTCCCTTGCCACGATAGCCTGAGTTGGAGTTCAGATCCTTCACCAACCCCTCAGCAGGGCAAGAAGCAATAACCTTGTCCAGAGAGGATGTGTCAGTCTCATTCAATTGGTCTGGGGGGATCAGACCAGCCAGATAGGGGTCAGCAGCCGTAGCAGCACGAAGGATACCCAGAGCTTCTTGGGGAAGACTAGAAACAGAGCTTGCGTTGAACTCAGCCCCTAATTGCTTGGCTGTGGCCTCCAGGGACGGGAAGTTTCCACCACTCGCTCCACCGGTCTGCCAAATCACGTCATCCGCAGGGTTATAAACATCCGCCTTGGATCCATCCGTAGCAATGGCATAGCGGCTAATGCCATCACGAACCAGGAAATAAAAATCCCCTTCGTTCATGTAAGGGCGGCTCTTCCAGGCATCACCGCTGTAATCGCGGCCCACACACCAACTCACGCCCCACCAGCCGTTCATTCCCAGCCAACTTCCAGCTTCTTTACCTTTTGGATCACCGGCATTAATCTTGTAGCACTTCCAGGGTCCGTCCTGGGCAATCACCTTGCTGCCCTCAGCTACGGCCTGCCGGGGATTACCGGGCTGACCACCCTTAGAGGACTCCGCCTCTTCGGGAAGGTTATCAATGGTGAACTTAGCCTTGACTTTCTGTCCCTTCTCCGTGGCAGCAGCTTCCTGCATATCTGATAGGGTGGCGTAAGCTTCCACATTCGTAGCCTCTCCGGTGAGAGTCTGGTCCTTAACGGCCTGCTCAAAATTAGCCAGCGTAGAACTGACACGGGGCTTATCCTCGAAGTCGATCTGCCCCTCCGGACTCATCTTCAAAACGAATCCTGGAGGGGTGATGCCCCAAAGCTGCTTGGCCAAATATTTCAAATAAACCTTCTGACGATTGGGAGGAAGACCTGGGGGGAGAGTGGAGTCCAAAGCTGCAAGAACTGCTCCGATCTGAGCGTCATCTTTGGGGAAAGTGGGCTTGGCTTTGTACATCTGTACGATGGTGGCCTTGGTAGACCCAGAGACATCAGCCAGGAAAAGTCTTGCAGTGAGTGAGAGTTTCATGTATTACCTCTATTAAATGTGAGAAAGTTCGGGTTCGTCGCCACTGATAGACTCTTCCCATTGGTCAACCGCATCTTCTTCAAGAGGGAAGAATTGACCGGTAACAGAGCCATCTTCTGCTTCGTGGATGATAGCACCATGATTACGCTTAAGCATATCAGAGTCGGCCCCACTGGAAACACCGGAACCTTCTGGACTGCCCTCTGAGAGCATACCCAGATAAAGCCCCCACCAGCCGTTATCATGGTTGGGGTCGCCAGATTCGAGGTCAGGTTTCAGACCGTACAAATACTCGGTGGCTGGGGTATCAAAGCTCCTGGGGGCTGTGGCAGCCCTCTTTGCCCCTGTTTTACGCCCCAGATGGAGAGCATTGATTACATTTTTCAAGAGTTCAATGGCCTTGGATTGTGCTTCAGGTTTTTGATCCCGAAGTTCCAGAACCTCACTCATCATACTCTTCAGTTGAGCGATGACAATATTCGTATCAGACATCAATTACTCCTTGGTTCCCGTAATATACTTATACGTGATATCCAGCGTCTCCAGATCAACTTTTTCGATTCTCACGAAAATTTCGTATAGGAAACGGCCATCCGGACCATCATGCCATACCCCACCCTGAGCCCAAGCGTTGTTGATTGCTTCAGTGAGTTCTCCACTATTGACGGAGGAAAGCAGAGACTTGAATTGAGCCACATAGGGGCTCATCCCTCCGCTGGTAAGCAGGGGGTTCATGGGGCAAATCGTAGACTCATTTGCCAAGTTTACCACTGAATAAGAGGGGCTGTTGGTAAAGAGGGGGCGGTCTGTTACCACAAAAGCGGCCAGTAAGGAGGAAGCGATCTCACCAGCTAGTTTACGGAGAAACTCAGCTATAATAGTCGCCTTGGCAGGGGCAGCCGCAGTCTTGTTCTCCAAAGAGGATTTCATGGTCAGTAAAGCTGGCTCAATATCTGTGTGGATTCGGTAGAATTGGTCAGAAAAGAAAGGACCACGTATCGAACGTTCATTCGGTTTGAGAGGAACGGAGGAGTTGTCCTGTTCAGTTTGGAGCAGTCCAGGCTCCCCTAAAGAGTGCTTCATTCCATTATCACTATAGTCCTTGTCCGTTACTTGAGACTCGCCACCCGGCTCATTCTGCAATTCCAAGGAGAGGGGTGGTGGGGTGGAGTTGCGCTCTGGGTAACCGATGGGATAGTCAGAGGTGTCCTTCAGGATTTCCGGGTAAAATTGCTCCAAGGCTTCACCTGGATGCATGTAGGTTAGGGCCAGCTTATGAGTAGACGCAGTTTTAACGTCACCGGCTGTTTTTTGACTGAAATCAGTTCCGCAATTCCTACAACGGAAGTGTTCACGGCCACCAAGGTTCCCCATTGAAACACCAGGGCCAGCGCAGTTAGGGCAGAACACCCCGTCTCCATGGGTATCCTCCTGCTCAGTGCGGGTCATAACTTTGAAACTATCCTTGCCGTATGGTTGAAGAAGCCCTTGCTGTGTTAGGAAGGAGAACACTGCTTTGACATTGTTCGTCATGTGGGATATGAGTCGCATCAAGTTTTCTTTAGAGAGGTACTCCCCCTCATGCTGCTCTATCAGCCGGTTAGCCGCAGAGCTAACAGCCTGATCGGCTGCCTTCTTGTTTGCGACCAAATCCTCTGCGTGATCTGTTTCCTTAGTGGGTTCGTTCTTAGAAGCAAAGTCAGATTTGAAAGTCTCTCGCATCTGTGTATACCCATTAAGAACCTCACCACTTGCTACTTTCTCTAAAAAAGCTGCCATCCTGGCTGACCCAAAATGCACCGGCTCCTCTTCAGTCGGTTGGGAACCGGGATCCTGAAAATCTTCTTGTGCTCGGGTTCCGGTATTAGGAGAGGTGGGAATTCTTACCGAACCGGCATCCCCAGTGGCGGTTCGATCAGTAAAATTTTCCTTATTCCCCGTTCCGGCTGAGGAGCACTCTCCCTGGCATCCAGGAGTCCCACAAATTGGGCAGTAGCCTTCGTAAGGCCCTACTTCAACAGCAGTCTTGCTACCAGCGGTCTTTTTTTTTAATTGTATAGTCAATTCGTCAAAAACACTAGACTCTTCAGGTGTGATCTTGTCAGCCAAAATCAGTGGCAGAGCGGCGGCGTTTAGGCGAATCCACTTAGATTCCTTGGGGAGGATATGCCCACTTCCAGGCTGTGGAGTGGGTGCGGGAATCTGGCCTCCAGAGAGTTCCAACTCCCCGTCATCACTGACATACATATCACATTCCCCAAATGAATGGGCTAGTTTGTCCAGGGACTGTTGAGCTTCTGGGGAGAGCTTATCCTCATCCCAGAAACCGGTGCCGTGGCCGTTACGATTCAACCAAAACAGATGCCCCGCTTGATCGGAACTCAGGGCGTCCAATTCTGGACCGGCCATCTCCATGAAGGCTGTGCAATCTTCTTCAGCTTTTCGAAGAGCTTCGGTGGAGAAATCCTCAATAGAGAATTTTCCTTCTCGATCCAGCGGTTCACCCGTTTCATCCGTTCCGGTCCACACTGCGGCTTCCAGATAGGCTGTAGTGAACTCATCGGGGCTCATCTTCATGATGGCGGCAATCTTTGCCAGTTTGTCCAGTTTAGGGTAAACATTCTCTTTAGACTGAAACTCATAAGCTGGGCCAAGGTGATCGTGGGTGATGTTCACCGCATCCAGTTTGATTGCGTCTTCGGCTAGCGTATCAAACAATGCGGAAAGACTGGGGTTGTAGTAGGCGGAGAATACAAGGTGACGAACCAGCAGAGTCAGTTTGGGGACTTCCTTAGTGAAACGGAATGCATGAAGATCACGAACGTTACCCCAGGCTGGCTGGAAGATAACGATGCACCCCATCTTTCCGTCCGCATCCTTGAACACCTTATCCTTGTATTCATTAATCTCTTTCGGAGTCAAATTGTCAAACTCGCTCGTGCTGAGTCGGTGCATCTCCAGGTAGGAGGCATCCTCTCCATCGAAGAGACGGATAACCGCGCCCTTGAGGAGCGGATCAGGAATCTTATCCATTTCATCCATGACAGAAGCTGGGATCACCATCAATTTGCCAACGTAGAGGTCTTGTCTGAGACCACGGCGACTGACATCAATAGACTGAATCTCACGAGAGGACTGAGCCTTCTTCTCGGCATCAATGAGGCAAGCGACGACACCCTGAAGGATGCCCTCCAAGCCTAGCGTTGTGAATGATTTTTCTACTCGTGCCATTATTACCTCTGAAGAAAACTGGAATCAATTTTTTCGGTTTGTTTGCGAAGCTCTGGTTCCATCTGAGTTACCGTGTCTCGGAAATTACGGAGCAGAGTGTTGGTTTGATCTTCGCTGAATCCGGAGTCTTTGGCTGACTTTCTAACCGCACCGGCAAGTTCCTGGAAAACGAACTGGAACTTCGGACCATCAAAGTTCAAGAAATCCTTCTTAGAAAGAAGCTCAGACTCACTGAGGGTCTTAGAGAGATCTCTGAGAGATCTGATCTGTTCGGTATAGAGCTTCTGCTTGTACATATTGGCCTGAGAGAGCATACTCATCTCCCCCGTGACCACGGCAATCTCACCGGCAATCAGTCGATTAATTTCGGATACGGGCTGGCTGGGGTCATTAATTTTCCCCAGAATCTCAACCATACGCTTTGACAGTTCCCCCTCAGAGGGCTTCCCAGCCGCCTCTGTGGACTGAACCGTAAAAGTGATTAATCCGTCTTTTTCCATTTAGTCCTCGATGTTGATTTCTGACGAACGAGTCAGTTCCACATCAGTATCTGCCTGCTCTGGCACTTCCTTATACTCGATGGGGCTATCTTCTCCGGTGTCAAGAAGGTCAAACTCAAATAGAACTTCACGCCCGTCTTTCACGCCTTCGTGAGCGATATGTTTAGAAGATACGCGATCCATCCCAGGGAATGTCAGGAGCGTCCCACCAGTCAAACCGCAGTGCATTCCGTTTCGATAGGAGCAGGAGGCACACTTACTCTCACCAACAATGGCATTTCCAGTTGCTAGCTTGTTTTTCAGCAGAGTGCAGTCAACCGCAGCCAGCACCACTTTTGCACCACTCTTCTTAAGGCCCGTAATGTAGCGTTTAATCGCAGCCATTGCAGAAGTCTTACCATACTGAGCCGCAGCGGTCTTATACACATCCTTAAGGGGGATGCCTGAACTGACCATAGTGCCAATCTCTTCAACACTGGCCTCTTTGTGGACCATAGACTGCTTATCACCAGCAGTCCTGACCACATACTTTTCAGTATTCCGGCTATATGGGAGGGCCTGGGCCTCTTTTTCCCCACCTTCGTGCATCTTGACTAATGTGGATTTCAAAGTTCCGGCAATTTTTATATCCTTGGCCTTCAAATTTGCCTTGACCACAGTCTCAAGCTCTTTGGCCGAAGCAACAATGGGGCGGCTATAAAGGGTGCAATTACCGCAATTGTTATACTTGCATCCGGGGCAAGCGGCAATCTTTTTAACTGACATAGCGTTTAGATGACCGTTCTTCTGGATCTCCTTAGCAGATGCCACACAAGAATTCATGTAAAAATTAGGCTCCAAATAGGCCAGTCCAGCCTGCCCAGCCTGATCTTTAAGAAACTCAGTTGTGGTCTTCTTGTCATAGACCTTCAGAGCCGACTCGGCCATCTTCTCCATCATACCCGCCACACGACTGGGTTTGTGTCCCAAACTCAGTAGGTAATTGACACGATTTTTGATTTCTGCATCCGTGAGCACATCAAGCTCGTTATGCTGCTCTACGGCTCCAAGGGCTTTGAACGCATCAGCAAGAGCAGAGTCTCCGGTAGTCGCGTCCCTGATGGGTTTAGTCTCACGACCCCCAGCAGCAGTTCGGCCAGAAGGAACAACAGTGTGCTCGGACCTCCCCCCAATTTGGTCAAGGAAGGCGTTATCCACCTGGGACGAGGCATCAGTGAATTGCTCATCCATCTTCTGAGGCTTTTTTAGGCCAATATTCCCATAGTCGGGTTCTACATCCTGAAGGAAAGAGTCGATAAGAGAGAATTGCTTGTTGTCGTCCATTAGGGTTTACCTTTTTAGAAATCGAGTTGGGCCAGGATATCTTTCAAATATCCATTGGGATCTTCAGGGTCGGCTGCGGAAAGTTTTTCGTTGAAGTCCACTTCTACTGAAGACACACGTTTCACTTTATCCCCGTCCACTTTCCATAAATCCTTACTGCTTGGGCATTCGAAAAAGTTTCCAGCGACCCTGATGAGTCCCATCGACGCAGCCTTCTTCAACCCTTTATCTGACGCTCGTTTCGAAGACGCCAGCTTCTGGGGCTTGCCAGATAGGTAGTAAACTTGCTGGTTAATATCGGCTTGCATGGGTGTGCGACTCCATTTCATTAATGGGTCAGATAGTCTTTTTTAGCGATGGTCTTAATTGTTCGCACGAGACAGAAGGAAATGATCAAATTCTGGGGCTGCTACGTTGATTTCGAATTTCCCCAGCATGTCTGGGTCTCTTCGGTAAATGGGGCATATCTTGGCACGTTCTCGCTGGCTCAGGCCCCTTCCCTGTGCGGATGCCTTGTCAATTAAGCCGAATACATAGGCTCCTAGGGCCAACGTAGGAGATTCCTTGGTGGCTAGGAGGGTTTTAGAGAGAGAGGAGAGGGCTCTTCTCACATCGGGACGCTTTACCCCAAAAGCCAACGCCACAGTCTTGAAAGAACGGGTCTTAGCATAGAGGTCAATCATATCCGAATAAGGGATGGGGGCGGCAGACTCTTCCGGTTGAAAATTCACCATATCAATGGTCCCTAACGTCTGGTTTATCTTTTCCTTTGAAGGGATACCCATGAGAATATAGGTGCCTAGACGTTTCATGGCTAGGCGCAATTTGAAACTGCAAATTGTCTGTGTGGAACCGTGAAGTCGCGCTATAGACCATTGGGTTTTACTAAGCAAATAGTAGGATAGGAGCAGTTCTTGGTCTTCGAAACTCAAAAACTTCAGATATTCCATAAATTTGCCAAAATTGTCCTGGATGTAGGATATGGTACTTTGAGAGACCATATCTGCCTGAGTTTCCAAGGAAAGGGTGTGGTCTCCCTGGTAGTCATCGGGGTCCAAGAGCATAGCCCTAGATGCTACAATTGACTCAAAGTACGGGCTGTTCTCCGCCAAGTTAGCTCCTTTCAACACTTACGTGCTGTACTAGTTTTTTATTACGTCTGGTTTCCCAGCCTTTTAACACGTTTTGACGCCGAAGTTCTACTTGAACAGGGTCAGGGTCATGAAGACGTTTTGCGGTGGCGGCAGCAATATTTGCAGCCCCATCTCTACTTTTGGGTTTTCGCATACTGGCTGATCTAGCCTCGTGCGTAGCGGGGTCTGCCCATTCGGCTTTCTTTCTTACGGACTGGTCTGCTCTATTGTTTTCTGACATGGTTCGTCCCTTCATAGCCTCGACCCTAGCCTCCTTGGTCCCCTCAGGCCACTTGCGGCCCCGCATGAACCCTCCCTTGGCCTCTGGGGCTACGTTGTAGCCATTCTGGTAAGAGTCATAGGCATGGATGGCTCTGGTCTCGAACATCTCGACATCCTTGGCCTCGCACACCAGCAGGATCTTGAATTCGAACGCAACTTCACCGTGCTTATCGAAAGACCTCTGGAGCTTGAGTGAATGATGAATACCTTTTCGCAGTCCCCACAGGTGCCTCCCCATTCGTTTCGATAATTCAATTGAGGAACCGATGTAGTATTTACCAGTCACACTGTTTTTTATGTGGTAAATACCAGTTTCGTACGGTTGTTTCTTATAGATTCTTCGTGCGCCCAAATCAAGCTCCTTAAGATGTGATTCTTCTGTATATTACTGTATAAGCTAAACTGCGTGAGGGTAATTTTTACCTATCACGCAGTTTAGCTTAATTTTGTGATGCATTACATCATGCATTTTTCTTCGGCTGGGGCAACTGGGGGCTCTCCAAGATGCTCTTCAGCCAATTCAACCTCATCTACTGGTCCCTCAACTGGTTCTTCAGCGGTCTCTCCAAGATTAAAGCCAAGATTACCAGAAAGGTTCTCAATTGCGAGAGCCACTTCATCTACGGCGTTATAAATCTCGTTTAGAGCTTCTTCCACCTTCTCGGGGGCCTCTTCAGCCAACTTCTTCAACATAGTAGCGAACTTCTTTCGGGCTGCTACTTTTTCACGAATAGAGGCTTCTTTAGGGGTTGGGGTTAGATCGAGGTTCTCGATCAATGCTTCTGAAGCCTCTGCCATACTGGAAAATGCCTCTGACAATTCACACAGGGCATCCGACAGAGCGGCAGGATCTTCATTGGCAATCTGCTTGAATCGGGCAAATTTGACGGGCTGTTCAGCAGCAACAACCGGGGTTTCTAGTTCTCTTTTCTCACGCATGAGGTTCCTCCAAAGGATTAGGGGTTTGATTGGGCAAGTTCTGGTTCTGGTTCGACCGCAGGCTGTTTGGATTCACGCCCTTCGTTTTCAATCTTGGTGCGAATACGCTTAGCAAGACTAAAACCTTTTCCTTCCGGGGAACTAGAGAATTGACGTAGGTAGCGGGGTAATTCATGGTACAGAAGCTGGTTGGCTCTCGCACGACTAACCCCAGAACGAGAAGCAAACTCATCTAGCATCTCTCCCTGACCCCCATCAAAGATGATAATCAGATCGAAAAACTGCCTTATCTGCTTGGCCGTAGCTGGCCGTAGCTTTCGTGTACACCATTCGTCAAAAGCATGACAGAGTTTACGCATTTCAACATTCTGTACAAGCTCCTCCTCTTCCTGATCGACCACTCCATGTTGAATTTTGTTAAGAATGCTCGGGGCGTCAGGATCTTCTGTAGTCAGACCCATCGCGGTCTCCTGTTCGGGATACATTTTACGGAGATACTTAATTGCGTCTCCCATCATGTAAATAAAGCAGGTTTTCAGATAAGAAGAAACCTGTTCTTCAAGAGGGCGTTGCTGAACTTTCTCAGGGAGTCGGGCTAGGTCAAATTTACTCAACACATCCGACTTTTCTTCGAACAAGTGGTGGACCAGGACTTCGTGAATCGCCTCATCACGCATTTCCTCGTTATGAGGGGCGACCTTGGTTCGATACACTGCATTGAGCCACTTGGCCCAGTCCATTTTTGGGTCAATAGGGAGATTATGGGCCTTTAGGGCCTCATGAACATAGATGTTGAAATCCTCGTTGAAACTCATAATTCTCACCAGACTTGAAAACACAGAACGGGAAAGGGCGGATGATTTTATCCGTCCTTGTTCTTGTGTTCTCAAACCTGAGAGAACTAGGCCAGCCGAGAGCTTCATTATTTATCTCGATTAATCGAGAATCATGTCATTTGGTTCCCACGCATCGTTCTTGTCGTCACTCAGGACGGATTCGAGGGTGGACACATAATCCTTGTGATCGTCAAAGCACTGGAGCTTTTCTCCGGCAGCGACCTTAGAACCTGTCTTAGTGAGTTCTTCAGCGAAGAGGTTGTTCATCGCCTCAGCGTCAACGGCAGCAATTTTTGTAGTCATAGGGGCTCCTAGTAAAAGTCTACATCCTAAGAATTAGGAAGTCCATTTGTGATGAAGACTTGTCCTTACCGGGCTGTCAGGTAGGAGGGAATAGAAGCCTTGCGGACCCAGAAGATGCCTGAAATCTGGCCCGTATCGACCTTCTCTTTTTTGAATCCAAAGGATTTTGCCAGATTATCGTAATACATCTTGATTTTCTGTGGGTCTACCGAGGGGTCTCTCGTAGCAATACTGTCAGAGCTATTAATGGCCACATATTTGATCCCGTGTGACCTTGCAATTTCCAACATTGTGGCTAACGCATACTCGCTCCAATCTTCAAACAACTGGACTAGTTTACCCTTGATTTCTTCTAGACTCTCAATCGTGTAACCCATCATTTGAAACTGGCCCTTTGCTCCATTGAACCGCTGTCTCGCATCGGGAATCGCGTCAATCTGGGTTCTGACCCCAGCATTCTGAGCCTCATACCATGCCTGATAGTTTGGGTGCTTAAGAAATGCCTGAGCCTGGGAGACTCCGTTTACCAAATCAGACTGAATCTCGTCAACAAACAGGTAGTCTTCATCCACGAAGTCAACCCGCAGCCACCCTACTGTATCTCGTTTGGCGGGGTGCCCAGAAGGCCCACTAGCCTGACCTACCATATCAATAAATTGACCTAACGGAGAGTCCTCTTCCAATATTTTATTTGCATCGGCTCCCCTGTTCAACTGCATAACCAATTGTTCAACATCTCGGTAGGAGTGCTCGGGACTATGATATTTATCATAGGTGATATTATAGTTTCCACGGCTCTGCTGCTTATCAACCCAACTCTTCAGATCAGACTGCTGGACAGTGGGTTTATTGTGGCGAATTTCTGTGAACAATTGAGGATACTGCTTCACGGCCTGTTGGAACTTTTGTTGGAACTCTCTCCAACTCAAGGCTTGAATGCCCTCATCTGCCATAGTCTGATAGGTGCGGCGAACCGCATCAAACTCCTTAGACATCGGTTGTTTGGGAAGATTAATAGTATCGGGAAGAGCGGCGTTTTTCATCAAATAACTCCCTGGCGTGTGCGAACTTTTTGACCGGGCTTGAGGCTCATGTCCAGACCACTCCGTTCTGGCTTTTTAGGCTTCGCTGGCCTATTTGGAGTCCCCTGCATATCCTCTACCGATTTAGTTTCTTCGATAGGCTTCATAACCAGATCCATCAAACGGTCTTGCTCTTTCTGAAGAAGATCTTGTCTGCGCTGAACTTCCTGTGGGCTAGGCCCTTGCATCTGAGTGAGAGCTTTCTGGGGAGGAGTGGGTTTTGGGGCTTTAGTGGGCCTTGGGGCGACTGGCTTGCCCTTTTCATGGGGTAGAGCCTGTTGCAACTTATCGTCAGCTTCCTGATCCAAGCGTTCCTGCTCTTCACGAGATTTGTTCTCTTGAACTAAAAGATCTCTGGAGATATTTTTGATGACCTTGCTAATAGAAGGGATGATACGATCCGCGACGACTTTCACGTGCTTGCAAATCAAGTATCCATTTCGCAAATCTAGCCGCTCCTGGGGGGCCTGTAAGAGGGGCCTTGGCTGGCCCTCTAAGCCGTCCTTCTCATGGAGGTGCCACTGAGCCCCCCAGTATAAAAAGGCGGGGCACGTGCAGGAACAACGAACCTGAAGGTCATTCAGGGTAGTATCTTTGGTTACCTGAGATATATCGAATTTGACTCTAACCTCATGACCAGCAGGATCAGAGTCCTCTTTCTGGCACTTCACCCTGTATTGCATTGAAAGTTCTTTGGGGAGAGAGCGAATCAACGTGGGAACACAGCCCTTGACGTATTTCAAACTGAACTGATTAGTCAGAGTGGTAAGCTCTCGGATGTTCAAAGCAATTTTATAACGAGATACAGCCAGATAGGGGAGTGGGATGCTCACCCACACTTCTTCTGGCTGTTTGGGACTATCGGACATTGATCACTCTGTGTCAGTGGTCTATTTTGTAGACCCACACCTTCAATAAGAGAGGGCAATAGTCTAAGACTTTTTCGCTTTGCGTAGTTTGGGGATGGCCATAGTTTCGACCATTCTATCTTCAGAGGTGATGCCGGGAACCAGCGGAAGCATGGAATCTGGGATCCCTTTAACCTCTGCGATATTTGTAATTTTGATATCCCCTTCAGGTGTCTGAATAGCTGTCACCTCGACCGACTTATCCTCACCAAACCCCAGGTCCACCCCAACGATGTAAGGAGGGGTGGAAACAGTGGGGAGAGAATTGATTTCAGTCGGCTTTTTTACCCAACCGAGTCTCAAGAACTCCTGGAGGCCGCTTCGAGAGAACTGAACTGTTCCCATCAAAACTGAGTTCCGATAAATGGTCAGTGCAAAGGTTAGGTCGTTATACATTAAAATATCCCCCGGCTTAGTGTAAAGCCGTTGATCAGGGAACTTCAACTCACGATCTGACTGATACTGATGCAGCATTTTAACCCTTTGCCGTTCCTGCTGGGGTACGGGGGCGGTTCACCCTCTTGACTCTGGATAGAACGGCATCAACTGCCTCAGCTTCTGAAAGCTGACCATGACCCTGCGTGGGGTCTTCTCCCAGAGCGGACTCAAGAATGGGGGATACCCGCTCGGGGGCGGCGGGAGCCACGACCCTTCCAATGGGCTTAGGAAGGGGCTTGGGGGCTGGCTTAGGAGAGGGGGCTGGAACTACTGGCCTTGCCGGAGGAGGGACAGGACGAGGGGCCTGGGGAGTGGGGACAGGCTTAGCTGTGGGGGTATTAGGGCGATTTGCAGGACGCAGAGCCGCTGCCTTAGAGATAGCCTTGCTGGCAGTCGCCTGATTGATGGCAGCCTGAGCCGCAGCAATCTGTGCCTGAGCCGCAGCGATGATCTCATAGGGATCTGTGGAGACCTCTTGTTCCTCTCCCTCCTCACCCTCAACACCAATTTCTTCAATCCAGCCATGACCCAGCATAGTCTCAATACCCTGGTCGGTTAATGTGAGTTCACGTTCCTTATATCCATCTGAAAACTGATAGGTGGTGTGAGAAATCTGGGTAATCGTGTCCCCAGGCAAAGCGACGAAACCGTTGGGAGTTTTCCCGTCCGGTCCCTTCTGAGGGAAGTTAACGTCTCGGGTGAATTTATAGCATTTGTTCATTTGTTCTCCATGGAAGAGTTCCCCCGTAGGGGATATTGAACTATTACTCTGTTTGTTGTCAAATAACGATGTTATTTTTCTTCAGCCAAGTTTCAGCCGTCCTCCAGTAGCGGCGGTCACGAGTCTGCCACTCTCCGTTGAGAAGGAAGCAGAGACCCAGAGCTAAGGATTTGGCCGGTGCTTGCTTGGTGGAACTAATCAACCTAGCCAGACACTCTCGCTCTCTGTCAGTCGGGGCAGAGAGGATGCGATGAAAAATACTTTCCTCTTCTGGAGTAAAAGAGGGAAGTTTAGTCATCGCTAGGGACTCCGCACGTTTCTGTTTGGTCGCTGTGGACTGTTTCTTGCCCGTCAGCGAGGCAGATATCTTCTGTCTCGTCTCCTCTGGTCGCTCCCTGCCGAACGTCCAATGATCCTCCCCTCTGGGCTTGTTATCCCGATTCACATCAGGGTGTTCCCTGTTGAACTGCTTGAGAGACTCAGAGGTTTTTTGCTTTTCCTCTTCAGAATGATGTTTGTCTCGCCAATAACCAACTTGGCCAAAGCGGTTGTTGCCCTCACCCTGGCGAGAAACGGATAACTGTTTCTTGGAGTCTGGGTTCCAGACCCAATGTGTCCCAACTATTTTCAGCCGCCGCTTTTCAATCGTTTCAGCAGACTGAACCAATCCGGTCAGCCCAGCAGAAATTTTTGCCCTAACTTCTGGGGGGCAGCCAAATATACGACGATGATGTTGATCACCGTGGGGCAGATATACATAAGCGTCAGACTTGAGAGATTCAAGTCGGTGCCACTCCCTATTTCCATCAATAATTTTTAGCCGAGTTTCATTAGAATGGGTATAAGCCCTACCCAGAGCCCACCCGTCCATTAAATACTTCGTGTGTTCATGAGGCAAAATCTTCAGCTCCTGACCATCTTTAGTTACCCATCTGAGCCCAGTTTTCTGAAACACATACTCTTCAGCCATCTCTTGAAGAAGGATGGGAGAGATATCAGGAACCGGCTGATCCTGCCTAATGCCCACCATGAAGCAGAACGCATGTCTGAGTGCATGAACCTCTGGTAAAGCTTTCAGTAGGAAGTAGTGAGCGATCAGATGGTCCGTCCCCTTCAAGTCAATGCGATTCCAAGGGTTCTGAGTAAACAACTGAAAGTCAGGAAACAGACTCCTGGGAAGAATATGATGAGACTCGGAGTAGTCATCCTCAGTCGGAATAGTGGATTCCTCAAGAAAATTCAAGTAGCGATCCAACCAATCTGGATCATGGGGTATTTCCGCAAAAGCATCTTTGATTGTCTGGTCCATGGGACCTCCTACAATATAATACTCGGTATTCTAGGGAATTGGATAGATTATTTTACTGAGTTGGATTAGTTTTACGTAGGATGAATTGGGTTAAGAGTAATTGAGATTGAGTGGAGGCCGGTGCCGATTTTTTACTAATTTTTGTAAGAAATAACAAGGGCCTCCGAAGAGGCCCTTTGCCTTAATTATCAAGGACTTTTTAAGACCGGGTGATTACGATTCTCTCCAATCCAGAAGGATTGAAAATTAAAAATCCCAGAATCTCGAAAACACTGAAGCCAATCTGACGAAGGTCAGGGCGATCAGCACTTAGAACGGTCAGGGGGACACGCTCAGGGATGACACCAAGGAACTCGGCATCAGCCATGACCCAGACATCACCGTAAGCGACTTTTCTGGACTGCAAGATCGTTGCGCCCCAGAGGTAGCCCATGATACCGGTTTTCAGCAAGTGACGCTGAGTCTCACGGTCGATGTTGTCATCAGTCCACTTCAGGATGTCCACATAATCACGAGGGTTCATGAAGATGTAGGCAACAGAGAGATCGTGACGCTGCACCATACCGAAAGCATCTGCGAAAGGATCAACGGCGAGGCCGTAAGGTCCGGAAGATGAAGAGACGTTATAGGCAAGGCTCTTGTTGTAAACGTAATCAGTGTATCCGGTCGAAGAGGTTGCGGTAGTGGCCGCAGCATCAATCTTCAGGAAGAGGTTGAAGACGTAGTTGTCCTCAGCGGCACCGACTTCGGCCTTAGCCAGATTGAGGGCGCGAGAAACGATATCGAATCTGCGCTCTTTGATCTGGGTGATTGGAATCATGGGGTTGGACACGATTTCAAACGTGGGGACCGTGACACGGATTGGGTTGGCAACGTTTACAACGTCTCCACCCTGTTCACCGACCACGAACGCCTGCACGAAGCTGCGTCCGGTTTCGTCAAATTCCTTGTCGTAAATCGGGAGGGCTCCATCGGGAAGTGTTTCTACCATCAATGCCTTACGGGCGATTGACATGTAGTCACGGCGACGACGAAGAGAGGGGCCTAGAGCGGCGGCTAGCTTCTGGCGACCGGCTGCGGTCTTCAGAATCTGACCAAGCTGGGCGGTCTGTGCTTGGGTGCGGGATAGAATAGTCATTGTATTTGTCTCCCTTTACAAGAACGAAGCAACGCCAAGCCAAGGCTCGGTGGCGGAGATTGGGTGGGTGCAGATACCCACGACGATGGAACCAGCGGTGTTAGCCGAACCAGGGGTTGCGGTAAACATACCAGGACCAACGCCACCACCAACGTTAGCAGTGTAGAGACGCTGCCCGTTGAGAGGGGTGCTGCCCGTGACCTGAGCGGCGGGAACCTTGAACTTGGGGAATGCGCGGACCACAGGGGTCTTGCCAGAGCCCGAAGGGGTAATGGAAGACGAGAACTGGCCAGCACCCAAGAGCAGGAAGCCGTAGGGCACTTCTGGACCGGCTCCGGTGAGGGAGTTTGCGCCGTCCAGAGGGTGGATGATCAGGTTGAGAACGCCAGGGGTGGTTGTCCCATTGTAAAGAATGCTAACGATGGCTCCAGAATTGTAGCCAGCAGCAGTCAATGCAGCATTATCAGTCCCAGGATCACCTGTGAGAGTCAGATTGGGGACGCAAGTTCCGTCATTCTGACCGTAGTACTCACTATTCTAAGCTTTTTATGGTTTTAACCCCATATTTGCTTTTTTCTCTACCACTTCGGTTTTCACCGCCACCCCAAATGGGTGTTCGTGGTCTGGACCATTCCTTCACCATATTAAAAGCTTAGCTTTCAATTTAGGTGGGTTATTATGGCCTCTAAGCGTTCCGATCCTGCACCAATTGACCGGCTTCGTTTGGAATTGGCATCAGCATTATCTGTTAAGCGTTCTCCAAGTTTAAACCTTACATTCACAACGTTTCCACTGTGAAGACCCAAGTCACTAAGTTCGAGATACATTAATCTCTCCTATATGAGTTGATTTTTATCGCTTCTTCACGGATCAGCCGAGGTGGCGAGATCACTACAATGTGAAGTTGCTTGTGCAAAGAAGGAAGGGGTATTTATAAAACAAGGTTACTTTTATCACATGATATTCGCGTTCTATTAATGAGGAGAAAAAATAATGGCGAGACCATTGGGAACCTACCCCTTTCCGTACGACATGAGGGCGGGGGTGTATCGCATAGATAATAAGGAGAGCGGAGTCTGCTATATAGGTTCAGCCCTGAACTTCTACCGAAGATGGCGGCGGCACCATAATGAGCTTAACAAAAAAATCCACAGTAATGAGCATTTAAGTCGGGCGTGGGAAAGATATGGAGTCAACGCATTCCAATGGTCAGTTATAGAGGTTACTGAGCCCACCCGAGAAGCTCTCCTGCTTAGAGAGCAGTATTGGTTGGAAAAACTGAAATCTGATGGAGTGGAACTATATAATACCTGTGTAACCGCTGGGTCTCAGCTTGGAGTGAAACGCTCGAAAGAAACTAAACAAAAAATGTCAGCCATTGCAAAGAAGCGCGGGAATAATAATGTGGCCAACAATGAGGAGTGGAGACAATCAATGAAAGAAATGTTTGCTAATACAATAAAAATGTATAAGGGACAGAAGTATAAGCGAGTGAGAAATCAGCAGATTGATTACTATTTGAACGAGGGCTGGTCATTAACTAGATAGAGTTAATACAGCAATTCCGCCTTATTTTGAGTAAATGTGGTCAACGGGAACTCCCTGAGCACCTTCGGCTCCGCATCACTCTGATAGGCGAAGGTGTCGCACTGACTGGAGAGGGAGTCCATATCATCCAGGTTTAGGCCAGTTACTTCGGCCCATTTACAGCCTTCTGGGTGCTCTACGTCTTCCACACTAACCTGATATTTTACATTCATGTAATTGGCGTTAGGGTTAGAAAGTTTGTTCTTAAACTGTTCGTAGACCCACATCCAATTTCTAACATATTGAGCCGTATAAACTCTATTTTGAAAGAATTGAAAACCATTACGACTGGTGAAGTAGTAAAACTTGGCCGTAGAGGTTCGCTGTTTAAGCGAATTCCAAATCCTGGAAGTCATCATCTTCTTTTCTTTAAGAATATAAATCAACTCCCAAGTTTCGCTTTCATTCGTCCACATAAAAATCAGCCCCTCGTAAGAGGGGCTGATAGTTCAGAGAGCTATTTGCCTACTGTTTAGATGTCGTCCGTGAAGACAAGATTGGCAAGCATTGCCTGTTCTTTACTCATATCCGTGGCGGTCTTGACATTGCCGAGACTGCGGATTGAAGCGGCCTTGGAGGCTGGCTTGGCAGGGGCCTTGGAGGCGACAGACTTCTTTGGGGGTTCGAGCTTGGGCTCACCCTCACGCTTGGCACCCGGATCATACTTATCCACACCCAGGGTCTTCAGAACCTCATAAAGAATCACATCTTCATGATCTTCCTCAGCGTCTGGCACTCCGCCTTCATTCAGAAGGTCGTCAGCCATATCGCCACGCTCGACAATTGGATCATCCACACCCTGGACCTTTGCGGCTACCTTCTGATCGGCAAGCAACACATCAAGGGAAGAGATGTCGTAACGAGATGCATGGTGGAAGAAATCCTCTGGGGATGCGGTTGCTCCACCCTCTTCAAGCTCATTGGGCTCGGATCCGAAGAATCCTGCACCACCATCAGCTTCGACTGGAAGACCATCTTCACCGAACTCTTCGCCCTCACCCTCATTCGCCAACGCATCGGTCTTGTCGCCCATGTCGTCTTCATTGAAGATCTTGGTGAAATCGAGTTCCTCTTCGCCTTCAATCGCTTCCTCAAGGGAAGTAACATCAGCTTCAAGATTATCGATCTTTTCTTGGAGTTCCTGCTTCTTTTCGTCAGGAATAGGCTCACCCGCAGGGGCACCACCTTCAGGGGGCATCGTCTCATCCATTGGAGGAGTCGTCTCGTCAACTGGGGGCATAGCCTCGTCAACTGGGGGAACATCACCCTCTGGGGGCATTTCGTCCATTGGGGGCACTCCCTCATCCTTCGGAGCCTCATCCTTCGGAGCCTCATCCTTGGGCTCTTCAGTTTCATCAGCCTTCTTCAACTTGGCTGACTTAGGCTCACTCTTCAATTCCTTCTCGACTTCACCCTTCATCTTCTTGAGGAAGGACTCATCTTCAAGGAATTCATTGAGTTCGACTTTGTGTACCTGTTCGAACTTCTCAGCGACCTTGGTATAATGAGCATTGATAGCCGTCTGACGCAACATTGCGGTCAACGACTTGGTGCTATTCGCCAAGAGTGAGGAAGCGAGTTTGTACTGGATTTCATTCGGAGCGGTCGGAAGCAGCGACTTGGCAAGCGTCCATGCAGAGGCTACGCGAATCTTAGCTTCCTTATGGGTAGACTGCTTTGTTTCTCGGATGCTAGCGAGGCGTTCTTTCAGGGACTTACGATCTTCGGCCATGGTTCTGACTCCTTTTTGGTGGTGAAATAGGCTCTCTATTCCTTGATTCAGAAAGTTTGTAAACTCTCTAGTTTTAGTAAAGGTACTACATCTTCAACCTACCCAATTCGGCATAGACCGCATCAGGTTTGGGTAGAATGAGTTGGGATGCGGCTTTGCTTGCATACCCAGCGTCTTTTGTATAGGCAGTTTTCGGACCTTCCCACTCAGTGGAAATGATAGTTCGAAGGGAGGCACCAGGGAAAGCAGGGATCGCTACCCATGATGCTTCGATGAATTTGACCCCACCGTTAGGTAAAGATCTATGTCCACAAAGCTCTGCAACGCGACGAGGAATACCATCCTCATCAGGGAGAAAAGAGCCTTTATTATATTGAAGGTGAGAGCAGTAGTTACCATTGTCCGTAACTCGTTGCCCACAATAGGAGCAGATGACCAAATCAGTCACGCAACCCATGGATAGGTATTTGACTTTCTCACTTCTAATCTTGCTGACAAGATCCTCATGAGCCAAATCAGTAGCCACCAAAAGGTCTACGAAGTAGACCCAGACCTCACCACTGATTCTGATTTTTCTCAATACGGCGTCAAGAATGTGCCCTTTTGCTGCTTTGGAATTCTGGTAATGTTCAAGAAAGTTGAATGCACCAACAAAGCTGCGATAACTGAGTTTCAAGACTTCATTTTCCCAGCCGTCATCATTATTGTTGACCAGATAAGAACACTCTGGGACAATCAGCCAATCTGACGGCTCTTTTTCACACATCACAGAGGCCATAATAGTCACGTGAGAGAGCAAGTATTTGGAAGTATTGCCAGCGATTTTGGAGAATGAGGCGTTCTTATGCCCAAATTTTGCTCCATGCAGGCTATCCCACTGCTGAAGGCTAATTATAGGGTCTGAGATGATGCCAGTTGCTTGCTTTTTCAACATCTTACACCAACATGAACTCGAAGCAGACTCCATCGAAGCCAGCGTTGAGCACTACATGTGCATACTTAGCACGTACATTTAAAGTTGTGGAGAGTTCCCGCTCCATGCGGACCATAGTTGTAGGCCCGAATTCCGCCTGAGCAACTTTTCCGCGAGGGATATTGACCATCAAAATGTCATTATTAGTTTTGACGTTTTCAGCCGAAACATACTGCTTAAAATAACGGTTAGCTGCCACCCTATTCGCAATTTTCTTATTGCGATCTGACTCAAAGTCATAGGAGTGGTTCTTGGCCGTCAGACTGCTGTGATGATGGATCCAGTCCTCACCCTGCTCGTCTCCAAGCTCTTCCTTTGTAGTTTCTGACATGATTTTCTTATCTTTCTGAGGATAATGACGCTCATGTCCATCCACCATATCCGTTTGAAGCATTCTAGCATTGGGGTCAGACGCTTCCTTGGGATCACCCTGGACTGGGACTTCATCAAAACGAGAATCAGCATACGGATTCTGGTGCTTAGTCTGGTAGTCACGGTCATAGGTAGTGCCTACACCGGGTCTAGCCATCTCAGTCAGCAGTGCATCCACAGCTTCTTTACGAACAAGCAGAGAAGCACCCGCCTCTTTATTGGCTGAGGGCGAGTGCTTCTTAAGTAATTCGTTCATTAGGAAGTAGCACCAGAGAAGAGGAGCGAAGCACCAGTCACATCGGAAGGGGCCAGACCAGAGTCAATGAAGTCGCCATAGACTGATCCGTTGACATCAAACACATCAGTGACGATGATAGTTGCATCTTCAGTAACGGCTGCCTGCTCAATCTGGAAGTTGCTGGTATAGGACTCCATCCAGCAGCCCTCATAGATCGTGACAACTGCGTAGAGGCCGGGGTTACCAGTGTTGTTAAGCCCCCCCTCAGCGGCTACGTCTGCCAAGTCTGCCTGACCTACGTTCTGGGCCATAGAAGCGAGTTCACTGAACGCAATCTCGGTCTTAATATCAAATGGCCATTTGTGATGTTTGAGGCTACGGACCAAGCCGCTCACACCGGCCTTGTAACCCAACATCTGCATGATGTTGGCAAGGTAGAGTGCGGTGCGGTTAATCGTCAGCGTCATCGGCTGGGTGATACCGGGCACAAGCTCGGCAACGATGTCTCCATAACCCAGACCGCGAATGGCTTCTACATTCTTGGACTCGGAAATATTAAAGGATGAGGTAACTCCCATTTTGACAAATTTGCCGACTCCTACCGCATGGGTAAAAATCTTGAAGCGGCTGGAGATTACTGTTTTTGTCTGCGCAGTTGTCCCCTGTCTGTAAAGATAGCTATCGGTGAAAGGTGAATTGGCCATGTTTAGATCCCCCTATTGGAACGCAAGTTAAGCATTGAACCCTCAGAGTAGGATTCTGTAGATATAAAGTTCATTTTACTCTCCCGCCGCAGCGAGATTCAGTCCATTAAACTTAGACTTGGAGCCATACTGCTTGATTGGAGATGGACTGACTGGTCCGTTCTGGGGCAGTTTAGGTGCGGCTGGAGTCGTATTCTGAGGGGCTCCAGGAGCCTGCGTAGAGGGCTTATTGGCGCAATTAGGGCAGAGCACACCGTTTGTGTCCTTACCATTCTGCATCACCGTAGCCCCACAAACTGGGCAGGCTGCTGTTTTAGTAGTAGAGCCATGCTTGCTGCTCTCCATACCAGAGAAGGACTCCTCCGCTAGCTTTTCAGTCTTGTGACGACTAAGGATCTTACCAGTGCCCTTCTGAAGGATGCACCAGGGGGCTTCGTTACCCTCTGAGTCCTTACCAGGACGGTTCACGATATACTGATTGGCCTGCTTCTCAATCGTGCCTTCATGGTCAGACTCGCTATCACGCTCATCCGAAGAGGTCTTGGGCTCTTTCTTTTCGTTCTTGCACTTCTCGCAAATAACGGAACCCTCCGCCTTCCCATAAGGAGAGTGCATGACCATTTCGCCACATTTTTCGCAAGGAGTTCCGCCATCGGCCATAAGGAAGGATTTCTTACCATTCAAGTCTTTCTTGTCCTGAATGGCTGACTCAGCGGTCTCCAGAACCTGAAGCTGTTTGCTCAGAATTTTTTCCACATCTTCTAGTTTGGTTTTCAGGCCGACAAAGGTTTCTCCCACGTTTTTAATCAGAGAAGAATCATTCGCCTCCTGGACGATTTTCTTGAATTCGAAGAATTTATCAGCAATATCATCTTTCAATGACTGCGTGAATTTCAGGGCTTTACGGGTCTCTGCACTGGTGACATCAGGAAATTCTACGGCTGTTTTAGCTGCCGCACTCTTCAAACCGCCCGTTTTCGGAGCCTCCGGAAGGAGGGCCTCGTCTTCTTCATCTGCTGCGGTGTTGAGCCCGTCTTCTTCAGGAAGGCCCTCCTCTCCCATATCCATGGATTCTGGGGACTCTGGAACCTCTTCCTCACCCGGAGCAATGTTCAGGGAGCCAACTCCGACAGAGCTACCTCCGCCTTCTAGACCTTCATCAACGTTCTTGCTGTAGAACTCACCCTCAACTAGCTTGTCCTCAACCTTCTTAATGGCGGCTACAAGCTCATCATTAAGGCTCAAAAGGGCACGGTCAATTTCTTTCGGCCAAGTAGCGGGGTTGACTGGATCACCAAGGTTAGTCCACTCAGTCTTGCAGGCTTCAAGTAAGGAGACCACAACCGTATCAACGGAGGTCTCTTCCTCAGATTCGGGTTCCTCAGAGGAGCCGCCTGCTGCTGCCTTTTTAGTGGCTTCAGTGGGGTTTAGAATAGATGCGTACTTGTTAGTGGGAGAAGTTGACTGAGCGTCAAACACATCACCCTGTGCGGAGATTACGGCCACTGCTTCAGAGGCATTCAAGATGAACGAAGGCATTCCTCTTTGGAAAGTGCCAGTGGCAAGACGATGGCCGACCCATGAGCCAGAAGCCTCAACGATCATGTCAACTTCTTCAGCAGTCTTAGGGGTAAACACTTCCAAATCAGAACTATTCTTACGCTTCATCTGATCCTGTTCTTCAGTGGTGAGTTCCTTCGTCTCATGACGCATTTCACGGGTGTTATCAACCGCATACGTAGAGGGGGCTGGGTTGGTTTTAGCCTCAGTGGGCTTCTTCGTGTCAAAATTACCCGCAGCTTTGTGCTGAAGCTCACGAGTGTTGTCCACTGACCATGCAGAGGGGGCTGGCTCCGCTTCAGTCTTCTCATCCAACTTCACGCGACGATGAGTGCCAGAAAGTTCTGGATTGGCCGCTTTGGGGGTATTATCAGCAGAGGGTTTGACTGGCTTTTCAGCAGGAACGGGACGTTTCGGGTCAATAAAGCCCTCCGGCTGTTCACCTGGGGTTTCTGTTTTCTTGGGGGCATCAATCTCCACGGAGGACTCCTCAGCTTTCTTTTTAGATGCAGTTGTCCGTTTGCCTTGGACAATAGTTTCAAGTTCCCCAATCAGGGCTGAGGAGTTCCCGTCCTGCACGAACTGGCTAACGGGATTCTGAAGAGCGGCAGGGCCAACCTTACGGGCAATCGGGAGAGCTTGGACCTTCTGGTTCAAATCAGGGTCATTCCGGTGTTGTGTTAGGTACTGCACGGTTTGCTTGATAAGATCACCAATCCAGTCAGCATTCTTGTTTGTTCCACAATCAGGGCAGCCGGGTTTACCACAAGTGCAACCAGAGGCTTTCTTATCTTTGTCACAACCAGGGCAGCCACTGGTGCCACACTGACAGGCGGCACCCGCACCCTTTGAAACTGCCACGGCTTTGTTACCTGGAACGTCAAGCTCTTCCAAGGTCTCATCCTTGGGCCAGTCCTTTTTATCGGTCTGTTCAAGGGCCATTTTGTTTAATCGGTTGTTAAGTCTGTTAGAACGCATGTTTTTACCTCTTACACTGTGGAATCAGGAAGCGCAACAAGTTGCGGAGGTTCATTTCCTCGCAAGGCTGTCATCACTAAAGAAATACGTGAGTCCATTTGCTCACACCAAGCAGCCGCAGCATCAACTGGGTCAGAGACAATAGATTGAGTGGGTAGGAGACCAGGAGAGCCTAGTGGAAGCTGAGCCATGAAACTCACTGGGGTTTGAGCCATTTGAGTGGTCACACCTCTAAACACTTCTGCCGAGCCCATTTGAAAAGTAAGAGCCTCTCGACCCCATTGGGTTCCCCCAAGGGTGCCACTTCCATCCATGGTCATACTGGAGGAAGCATTTTCGAAGGCGATCTGGTTTCCAGCTTCCCCATTTGCTACGGCGGTAATGGTGATGCTTGTGCCACTAATGGCGGCAGAAATGGGAGTCAAAGAAGCAGCAGTGATAGCAGTAATGATATTTGCCGCACTGGTGGGGGCATCGGTACCCAGAAGAACCTGCCCAGTGGTAGGGATACCAGAGGCAATCCAGGTAAACAACTGGGTGCTGATAGTGAAAGTCTCATTCGGATTAGGAATTCCGGTGAGGGTGAGGGTTCCGATAGCGGGGAGAGCGGGGCTAATAAATAGCCCCCCTAAATTCACCAGGGGATCACCATATGCTGCAATTCGCATACGATCCGTAGTATCTGTGATGTCACCCACAAACGATGCCTGTAAGGCCACTGTGACAGTGCCATTCAGATGCTGAACTACAGGATGAATCTTCATACGATACCCACTTTCTTATGGGATTCAGACATTTTTCTCTTTGTTTCCTCTGAATGATGTTTTCCATAAAAGGGGTTGTTACTTCCAATTTTAATCAATTTTTGGCTATCAGACATTTTTAAGCGGCTAGTTTCAGATGGGTGAAGGCCAATGTGTGCCTGCGATAACTGCAATTTGGTGTATTCGGAGTGGTGTTTACCCTTAAACGTGGATACCATTCCTTTTTTTAGTTCTGAAAAAGATTGTCTAGAGTCTTCGGTCCACTTAAGTCCTTTATTGGACTCCGAAGCAGGGCGGCGGTTATAGAGGGAAAATCCAAGAAATTTAAGGTAATTTATCCAAAAATCCTCTTGATCCGTAACCGCTGTCTTAAGTGCAGTCACATTGTCCAGACTGATTTCTTCTAAAATAGAAAATTCAAAGGAGGATACCCCATATTTTCTTATAGAATTCGTCAAGTGCCTATTTCCCTTGCCCACCAAGGAATTGTACTTATGGTTGTTCCAACGCCGCTCTGGATTTTTTTGAATTGTCTGTCCACAATACACTTTATTGGACAGTGTATTGTGGACAAGGTAGACAAACCCAGTTGGCATCGTTGAAAACCCTTTACAGTTGAGTGGTGACTGTGAGAGTGACAGAAATCCACAGTAGAGAGAATATGGGCTTAACGGTGAAGCTAACATTCAGAGTGGTTGGATCAGAAGGGTCTACTGCGACTACGATGGTGCTGTAGCCTTCGATAACCTGCTCGGCCACCAGAGAGACTAGGGTGGAGCTAACCACCGAAGTGACGGTATTGATGGTGCTGTTGATGAGCTTACGGCCAATGAACTGATTCAGGCTTGAGCGCATCGTCTGGCGAACGTAATCGATCACCAAGCGAGAAGTTGGTTCACGCTTCAAAGGACTGGAGTTATCAGTAGTGACCCAGTGACGGATGATGAGAGCACCTGGGTTTTCCACGAGGCAAGTCAAACCGCTTGCAGCCATGTTGTCCATAGAGGGGTCGTCGTAGCGGGTGATTAGGCCCTGGAATCCGACGATTCCCTGGCGGGTCAGGGTGGTGGCTACATCGATTGCCGGAGAGACCATCATGCCAGCCATTGCGGCGGCGATGAGGGAGCCATCAACTGTGTAGTTGGTGGCCAAGCCAGTGGTGGGATTGACAAGCTGAAGGATAGCTCCAATGGAAGCGATTCCGATCATGCGCTCACTCTTGAGGCTAGTGGCTAGGCTAATCATGGACGAAGGAGTGTCGTTGAAGCCATAGCCGTAAACACTCATTGCTTCTCCGCTGTTACGTGGGGAGGCTTGAGTCAAGAGGAAGCGGCTCAGGTACTGAATAACCGTTGGGCTAGTGGTCATAACCTGAATCATACCTGCCTTCTGTTCGTTTCCAGGAACTGGAGCGGCCAGAGTGCTGATGGCGTTGATGTAGGTCTGGTCAGCGGCGGTATTAAGGCCAGCCTGTTTAGGAACCTGAAGGCAAGCGAAGATGTTTCCGCCATTCTGAGCGAACAAGCTGACTGCCATGGAGAGGCGATTGTCAGGGGTTGGCTGACCATATTGAGCGTAGGCGTTTCCTACGTTATCGAAAATCTTCAGAGCGAAATCGGAAGTCTCCTTCTCAGTCGTGTAGGAAATGTAGTAGTAATCCCCAACAGAGGGCTGATTTCCAGAGGCGTTGAAGGTGGTAACCATAGCCGTGTTTCCGGCGTTCATCCCGTAGGTAGAGATGACTTCAAGAGTCAAACCGTAAACGTTCACAGTTGGAATAACCCCAGTAGCACGAGGAGTTTCGTTGCTGATAGTGAAGGTTAGGGTGTCACCCGGCTCGAAGTGATAGCGGGGGCTGGGGAGAGACTGGAAGCCATAGAGCGGGTCAGCCAAGACATCATCCGGATTGAGAATGGTGAACTGAACGCCCGTATCGGGGTCTAGGAAGGTCTGATTCAGCCAGCCGATAGCTCCGACTGCACCGCCACCCACATTGGAACCCAAGGGGGTTGTAGCCCCGCCAGTGATGCCAAATCCATCCGTGTTAGCCTGAAGGGCAGTGCGGCTAGAGGTCACGCAGTAGTGGAGAGAACGGGGGGTGGAAACAGTGGCCGCACCATTGATGAAGTCCTCTGCCACTCCAGCCGCAGCCGAATTAGTGAGGGTGGGGCTGCCTACTGCCTCAGCGAGGATAACTCCGGTCGTTGGAGTAGAAGGAGGATAGGCGATGAACAGATTGAGAATGTCCTGAAGAGTGCGGGTGGTCGTGTCTATCTTCTCAGTGTAGACGGTCACTGCATTGCTGGTTACCGAGATAGCAGCAGCGTCAGCCTTAGCTGTAGTTCCGACAAACTGGATAGTTGCAACGCTGTTGGGGCCGGTGCCGATGTTGGTGGCAACAAACTTCAACCCCACGTTTACAGTGGAGACCAAACTGGCCTGAACACCAGGGGAGATGACGAAAGAAGCGTCCCCTTCCTGGAAGGTCACAGTGACGGTTTCATCTGGGCTCTTACCCCCCACGCCATTCAAATCAGAGAACTTATTGGGCCATACGACCCCACCATACTCTGTGAATGCCGCTTCAACAACCGAAGAAGCTCCCGAAGCAATGACTGGAAGAGTGTTACCCTTTTCATCAGAAATAGAATAGGTGCCCTGACCGGTAATTCCTGGATTGACCACCGTAAGAGTGAAAGTGTGATCATTCAGAATGTTACGGTAGTAAGTGGCATAGACGTTCTGACCCATTGGAGGTGGGTTGTAAAGAACTACCGTGGAGGTGGCTCCAACAACCTGAGTAACCGTTACTTCACCAGCCAGAAGGGCTTCCTCTGGGTTGGTGCCAACATATACGTGGACCAACGCTGGGTTGTTAGTGACAACACCCAGACCAGACCCATCAGTTGGGACATCTGGAAGGATAAAAGTGTAGTTCTTACCAGTGACGGCTCCCTGAACGGGGCGAAGGAACATGATCTCATCAACCAATGTATCTGTGATGACTGAGGCGTTGAATGCAGTGTAGCCAGGGGTAGAGCTACCTGCCATAACTGAAGCAGAGCCACCCCACTGGATACGAGCGTCTGCATTCGGAGGGGTCTGGAGGACAAAATCCACGCCGTTGACAAAATCGCTACGGCTTGGGCCATAACCCACTGCATCAATGCTTACCACGTTAGTGGCAGGAATCATGTCGTAGGTGTCCTGATACTTATTGGTGTAGTAGGAGACGGTGAAAGTCTGACCGGCCAGAACGGGGGAAGCCATGACGAAGGTGCCGGTCAGACCGTTCAGGGAAGAGACGGTGGCAGGCTGACCGTTGACCAAAACCTTCAGATTGAGAGGGTTGGTGGTGACGACTCCACCATTGGTTCCGTCAACCACAGGGATGAAGGAAGTGGTGAAAACCGTGTTGGAGTTGGGGCCTGCTCCACCAGTGAACGGAGCGGATGCGACAGCAGCCGTTACGGTCTGAGCGGCAATCCCGCTGGAAAGAGGAGCCTGGAGGGCGAGATTACCAGCTAAGGTGGGGATTCCCACAGTGAGGAGGTTAGCCAAATCTCCGTAAGTGCGGACTGCGTAGGCGGTCACGGTGGCGGAAGCGTCCACTTCAACAGTGAAGGATGCGGCGGAGAAAGTAAGGGTGTCGTTGGGG